AGATTTAAACCACGATGCTCCTGAATGGGCAACACACTACCATATCCTCAAAACAAATTCTAATGGTATAGAGAGATTTGTGTCTTTTCCTTTATCTAGAGTTATCGGCTTACCTAAACTAAGTAATGGTAACACAAACCCGCTAGATGGTGTTTATTTTTACAGGGGGTTCTTGCGAAATGATTACAGAGCAATAGATTCTGCAATAAGTTTGACAGCCACGTCAATATCTGACATGGAGTTAATCTATATTCCGCTGAACTCATTACAAAATAGTACTGTTGGTTATACAAGTTTTAACAACACACCATTAGCATACGATTATGTTCCGGGAGATAGGATACGGTTTTGTTATTATTTAACTTCAACAGCTCCCTACGTCCCAACAGTTTCTGGTCAGTATTTTGAAGCCGAGGCTGATGCTGAAATAGTTTTCTATGACTCTGAGATAAACGCAATTGCTATTAGACCTAATGACTTACCAAGCAATCTTGTAGGAGCTAATGGTATTTTTGATAAAACAAACTCCGCTGGTACGGCAGTTTTTGAGGGAGCAACTGCTATTAGAGGCATGTTGTGTGAAATTTACACACCTGAGAAAGAGAAAGCTCCAGAGTTTTATTATGAAATGTACACTGGTACAATTAGCGCAGACACTGCTAACTCAAGGTACTATCACGTTGGTAATGTTCAAACTCAAAACTCAGCACAAAGTGCGATTATAGAACTGACAAATGGGGACTGTTTCTTGAAGCCTAGAACTTATATGTGGAGATCGGTGCTAACAGCACTTTCTGATACAGCGCAAACACAAGTCTTTAATTACGTTTTAGAAGAAGCAAATTATTTTGACAAAGTTCCATCTAAAACTTGGGGAGCAGGTAGACCAAACAGAAGTATAAGGTCTACTTCGCAACAAGAGGATATCACAGGGTTTTTAGGAGAGGTTACACGACCTACCACTATAAGGTTTTCAGAACCGTTATTACCAGAACAAGGCTTTAATGGTTTGGGTACAATATATGATTTAAACTTCAAGGACGCAAATGGTGCACTTAGAGCGATCCAGCACATGCATACTGATGGAAGTAAGACGTTTATTTTCCACGAAAACGACACAGGATATGTAGAGAGCGATAGGGCTGTTACTACCACTTTAGATGGTTCAAACATAACTATTGGTGCAAATACTCCAGTTAGCGATGTGGTATATTATGGTATTGCTGCGGGAATAGGTACACATCCTGAATCTTTTGCTGCTAACAATTATAGAAAATACTTTGTTGATGCAAACAGAGGGCAGGTTTGTAGAATTTCTCAAGATGGTATAACACCAATCTCTGAGCAGGGAATGAATAAATATTTCAAGAGGGTTTTCCGCGAAATGATAAATTCGCCTGAAACCTCTAGAGCGTTTGGTGCTTATGACAAGAGAACAGACGAGTACACTATAACACTACAATGGAATACAGAATTAAGTGGTGCAGCATCTACATCTATTTCTTATGCTTCTGCTACAAGTAGATTAACATTTACTGTAGCTGATACTTCGTTGTACGACATTTATGTTGGACAGTATATCAAATTAGTAGTGCCAAGACAGCAAAACTTTGATGGTTCTGTTCAGTGGGGAGGTATAGATGATTTGTTTGCAATTCAAGCAATCACTTCGACTACGATAACTTTGCAAATACCTCTAAGACCACAATATGCAAGTATTCGTAATCAGCTTAACATATTCTTTGGAGGAGTAGAAGACCCATCAAAACCAGTAGACGCTGTGGCTTCTATATTCCCACCAACAGCACAAACTATAACTTATAATGAAAGATTGAAGGCGTGGACATCTTTCCATAGTTTCAAGGCTGAGTTTTTATGTAGTGCGGGAATGGAGTTTGTTTCTTTCCGTGGTGGTAACTTATATATGCATGATGATTACAATAATCCTCACAGTTATTATGGGGTTGATTATCCTGCGTACATTGATATTATTTCAAACATGGGAGGCGATCAAGTAAAGATTTGGAAAACAGCAGCTTTAAAAGTTACAACAGATGACGACATAGTGAATGAAGCAGATTTTGTTGTTGCTATTGATGCTGTAGACACCACTGGTGCTCCAGAACCAATATCGGGAGGGGTTGAAGATAGTCGTGGTAAAATATCCACCGGTAAAAACTTTGTGTACAAAGAGGGACAATTATACACTGCTTATATGAGAACTGGAACCGGTACATCTTATGCAAACTTCATCGAAGGAGATAAGCTGAGAGGGTATTGGTTGTACACAAGGTTTAAGATAAAGAGTGGAACAAATAAGATTTATAAAATTATTTCTGCAACATTTGACTTTTTAATGTCAAACTATACAAGGTAAAGGGGTATTTAACTATTAAATTTGCACACATGGCATTACCACTAGCAGTTCCTTTAGCAGCAGCAGCGATACAAACCGGCATAGGTGTTGGTCAAGCTGTGGGGGGTACAATAAATAAACAAAAAGCCGAAAGAGAAAGAGAGGCTGCAATATCTGCATTAGAAGGTATTGATTATGCTGATTTTAATCAAGCTTATTACGAGGAGCTTAATAGAAGAGCTTCTTTAGGTCTTCCAGAAGAGCAGCGAATCTACGCTGAAACCATGGCAGAAAGAGCAGCTGGGGCTGGTTTAGCTGTTGGAGAGGATAGAAGGGCTGGTTTAGTTGGGATTGGACGATCACAAGCAAGTTTATCAGACGCATACAGCAACATTGCAATGGCAGATATAGCCATGAGAGAACAGAACGCACAAGCAATGTTGGCTGAAATGAGTAAGAGGGGAGAAGCAACTTATGGTGAAGAAATGCAAATGGGTCAACTTGACTTAGCTTTAGCAGAACAAGCAAGACAAGAAGGGCTTAGTATGCAACAAGCAGGTATACAAGGAGCAATGACAGGTTTGGGTGTGATTGCTACTATGAAAAGTGGAGGTAGAGGTTTAGAAAACCTTTATGGTGATGTGACTACTCCCCCAACAGCTACTCCTCCAACAGCTACTCTCCCAACAGACACTCCTCCAACAGTTTCATTGGGTTACACTCCTCCGCAAAGTCTTTCTCTGTCACAAAACAACAGTCCTTTTGCTTATGGTTCAGGTTTAACTTATACTCCGGGAATGTCTAATAGAACAAACTTATCACCTGCATTTGGGACATTCACACCGTCAGTTTCATTGGGTTACACTCCTCCGCAAAGTCTTTCTCTGTCACAAAACAACAGTCCTTTTGCTTATGGTTCAGGTAGAACAAACTTATCACCTGCATTTGGGACATTCACACCGTCTGGTATTGGTCAATAAATAAATAAATATGGCAGACTTATCATCAGAATTGTTAAAAGGTAAAAGCGCAGCGTTTCAGTACAAACCTGTTGAAAGTAGAGAGCTTAGTTGGCTTTCTATGACTGAGAATCAGCGTAACTTTCTTGAGTCTGAAGCTAAAAGAAAAGAGCAGCAAGATTTACGAGACCAGTTGGTTAAAGTTCAACAGTTAGGTTTGCCCAAAGAAATGCAGGGTTATTTAAACTCAAATGTTCAAAATTTAATTGAACAAGTAAGGAGTGGTGAGATAGACCCTAACTCTTACGATTTCAGATCAAAGATTGCTATCATATCTGGAGAAGGGGCACAACTATTTGCTATAAACGAGAACTTAAAAACCCTATCTACAGAAGATAAAATGGTTATGGGTAGAGACGAGAATGGTGATCCTATAGACTTGTCAAATCAACTAAAAAGAGAATATTTTTCAGGGTTTGATACAGACTATCAAGATGGTACAGATGTTTATGGTAAGTATTCCGCAATACAATCTAAACTGAACTCAGCTTTAAAACCTATTACATTTGACGATAAGAGCGTAAGTGCCCTAACAGATGAGTGGATTAAACGTAACGCTGAAACCAACAAAACGATACAAGGCTTAACACAACAAGGTTATACTGGTTATGATTTGATAACTGAACTACAAAAGATAGACCCAAGTTTGATTGAGGATTATAAAAAATCTTTAGATGCAGCTTCTGATGTTTCGTTACAGATGGAGTATGCAAAGGCTAAAGATATAGCAAGCAGAACTGGCGCAACTATATCTGACTACAATACTTACAAACAACAGAGGTTATCTCCATACACTCCTCGTCCTGTTAGAGTTACTGATCAGACGTTTGATACCACACGTTTCGAACAAGAAGAGGCGACAAAAAGAGCACAAATGCGTCAATCACCAACTCCAACAACTTTTGAATTTGGTGGGGGAGCGTTTAGTTCAACTTTTGACCCTGCTACAGGCAAGGTTAAACAAGTACAATATTTTGGTCTAGATCCTACAACTTTAACTGATGCTTCTGGAAACAGTGTTACAGTGTTGGGTATAACAGTTGTAGATGGGAAGCGTGTTGCTGTTACCAGTGAAGGAGTTGTACCAAACAGTAGCGATTTAGCAGAGCAGTACAACAATCGTCAAAAAGCAAAACTTGGAGACGATGAAAAAATTGCATACGACAAGAAGTTGGAAGAGATGATGTTGGGACAAAATGTTGTCGAAAACGAACCAGACCCAGTCAAAGTTCAAAGCTTAGACGAATTGATCAAATCTTTTAGCGGAGTAAATGACGATGAAGAAGGATTAATAAAAGAACTAGTTAACATTTACAATTTAGATAAAGCCAACCCACAAACGCGCACGTTTTTATTCGACTTAACAAAATTTGCAAAAAAGAATGAAAACAATTTTGCTACAGAAAAGGGAAGAAAAGCTATCATTAATAAAATTCTAGAGTTTCCGCAAATGACATCTAAGTTTGCACAACCTTTTGATTTTACAAACTCTAGTGAAGAACCGTTTGATGCAGAAAAGTTTTATAAAGAACGTAAGGCAAAAAATTAATACCAAATGAACGAGGAATTAAAAAGACTGTTAGAAGAAGCCAAAGCTCAAGGTGCGTCAGATGATGATTTGGGAAAACTTATTGATTTATACGAGGCAGATCAGCAAGCAAGCGATGGAGGGGCTTCTGTGGGTTTTACCGAAGGCTCACAAGAGCCATCACAGCAGCCATCACAGCCTTCAAAGAAGAGTGGAGATTGGGTAGGTAGTCAAGAAGTTGGATATGAAAATGTAGACCCAAAGCAATTTGAGACTAAATTAAGCGCAGACCAAGAAGAGGAGTTTCAGAGGTGGTTATCTGAACAAAATAAGCGGGGCAACATTACTGACGGAGACTATAAATTCTACAAAGAAAACGGCTATGGGTATAATTATGATTTCAGGGCTGCATACAAACAAGGCTTAGAGTCTTCTATAAATGAAGTAGATAATATGCAACATTGGGGTGATATTGGTAAAAAACCCAACCACCCCACTTTTTCTGATGAATCAAAGTACCACAAAACAAGTGGTTATTTGGGTGGTTCTTGGCAAGGAGAGAAGTATACTCCCCCATCACAGCAACCATCACAGCCTTCAGAAAAGAGTGGAACTAAACCTTCTGTTTTAGTAGAGCAACCAATACCTGTTGGGGTAGCAGCACCACAAGAACCAACTGTAGAACCTATAGATTTAGCTTCATTCAAATTACCTAATTTATCTACAGAGGATAAAACAGCATCTCAAGTAAGACTTGAGGAAAAACAAAAAAAACTTGAACCTGTTGGTAAGTTTCTTGCTGAAGAAGAAAAGCTGTTTCCTGAAATCGCTACACGCGTTGTAGATGAAACCAATAGAGAAGAGTATATAAAAGAGGCAACAAGAATTGTTGAATCTGACAAAGAAAAAATGAAGGATATTGAAGCTCAATTCAAAATCCTTTCGGGAGAAGACATAACAGGCAAGATTGAATTACCAGCAGGTGTTACTCCAGAACAATACATAAAAGATTTACAAAATCAATATGTAACTCTCAACAGAAATATACTTGCTACAACTAGTGCGATCTATGATGCTAAGTCAGAAAAAGGAACCGCACTAGGTGCATTTAGAAATGCTGCGGTAAATGGATATACAAATGTTTTACAAGGAGATGTAGGGTTTGTTTTTGATGCATTAGCTATGATTGATCCTGCAATGGCTGGTGCTGAAACAAGAGAAGAGGCTCTTAAAAATGCTAGAGAAGCTGCAAAAAATCTTGCAGTAAAAGATACTTTAGATTCTCAGTTAAAAGACGAAGCTACAACAGAGGAATATTTAGAAAAAATTAAAAAAGGAAATATTCTAAACGAAGGTCTTCTTGGTGCAACAGAATCTGTATTTGCTATGGCTACACCTGCCATGAGTGGGTTTTTCACTATGGCATATAAAGGTGCATTGGATGAGGTTGTAGATAAAGATTTATCAGAAACCGAAAAAAGACAATATGCTACCACAATTGGTTTAATGAATCTTGGGTTAGAAAGATTTGGTATTAGTAAGGCTGTTAAGGGTGCGCCGGGAGTAACACAACAGATTGCAAAAGCGTTAGGCAATAAAGTTATAAAAGAAGCACCAGAGAATGTAACAGAAGAAGTGTTACAGCGTGCTATTGCTGAAGAAGTAAAAACTTTTGGTGATAAATTTAAAAGGGCTGCTGATCCAATAAAATTTTTAAATGCATTCTTGGCAGAAGCAGAAACAGGTGGTTTACAAACAGCATCTGAAATTGGCATTCAGCAAGCATATAACTGGGCTAAAGAAGATCAAATATTTGACATACCAGACAATGTTGCTGAAAAAATAATTCGAGGGGCTGCTGCTGAAGGTATTGGAGGTATTGCTTTTCGTGGTATTGGTGCTACAGTAGAACTTGTAGGTTCAGGTAAAAGAAATGCTATTGCTAATTTATCAACAAAAGAGTTTGATGATTTAGCACAAAAAATTCAAGACCCCAAAGCATTACAGGCATTAAAGGATAATTTACAAGCACAAGTAAACCTTGACCCAAGCAAAGCACCGTTGGCACAAAAAACACTTTCTGTTGTAGATGAAATATCTTCTGCATTTAAAAGTGTTCCCGCAGATACACCAAATAGAAAGAAGGTTGTAGATGTAATGCTAGACAAACAGCGACTAGAAAAAGAAGCTGAAAATGCTCCAGACAAAACAATCTACGATAAGAGAATCAAAAAACTTAATGATCAAATTGGTGAATTAATAGAAGCTCCAGAGCCTATTGAGGAAGCTGCTGAAGAAGTTGTTGAACCTACAATCACACAAGATAAGTTTCAAGAGGCATTAGATTTCATCGAACCAATAGCTTCAGAAAGAAGAGAGTTAACTGTAGATGAAATAGGCAACGTGTATGAAATTCTTGGGGAGAATGCATCAGAGGTTATCGATATAGCACAAAAACCAGACGCTGTAGACTTATATAATTCATTAACAGATAAAAAGAAAGAGTATGCCATTCAAGAGCAAGCAGCAGGTAAAGTACCTGTACAGCCAGAAGCCAAAGCTAGCGAAAAAGTGGAGGAAGGAGAACCCAAAGCAGAACCTGAAATCACTACCGAAGAAGGTAAAGCGACCCAAGAAAAAATAGAATCTGCTGCAAAATTTGGTGGTGTAAAGGCTAAAAACATAAGAGGTTTATACGATATAAATCGTAAGATGTGGGGCTTAAGTAGACCTAAAGCATTAGCAGTATCAGTTGTTCAAGACTGGATGATTGGACAGATGGCTAAACGTGAAGGTGTTTCTAAAGATGAAATGTACTCAAAAATACAGTTTGTAAAGGGGGGTGAAAATTTACCACAGGGAGTTAGGTTTCAAAAAGACGGTTTTTCAATCCCAGAAAACGCAGGTGAGGGGTTAGATAAAGCAAGTAAAGCTATGTCTGAATTGTTCAATTTTAAACCAACTACAAAAGAAGATGTTTTAAAAGCATGGGAAGAAAAAGCTAAAGAAGTAAAAAAACTTTGGGAAAAATTTATGCCTAAAGGGGATATTGAGTTTTTTGAAAGGGCAAAAAGAGATGGTGATTATTATGTAGAAATAGATGGTTTAAGTTTCCCTATAAAACACACGACTGCAAAAATATTTGCAAATGAGGCAGGTATGAGAAATGCTGTTTTAGACGCTACGGCTAGATTTGGATTGAGAACTTCTCCACTAGAAAGTGCAAGATTTGACAAAGAGATACCATTTACAAGGTGGAGAAATAACTTAATAGAATCATTCGAATCGATACTTAACGGACAAAAAGAACTGTTAAGTAGTAGGATAGAAAAGGGTATAGATACTGAACTTATAGCAAGACGAATAACTGAAACGGAGTTAATTATTGATGCTATCAAAAATAACTATTTTTTACCTAATGAAATAAAAGTAAAAGAAGTTAACACTGGAAAAGAACTTTTACTACAATACAATGTAGAGGGCAAATCAGCTCGTGGTGCAATGATGATGCAGATGGATGGTCAAGCTATTATATACGTTTTAACCGACCCTAATGTATCTACACCATTACATGAAATGGCTCATGTATTTGAGCACTACCTTACTGATGCCGAGCGTAAGCTAGTAACATCTTGGGCAGGTACAAAAGATTGGACAACAGAAACATCAGAAAAGTTTGCAAGGGGGTTTGAAAAATACTTAGCGGAAGGTAAAGCCCCCGACAGTAAACTGCAAAAACTATTTGATAGATTCAAAGAGTGGTTAATTGACATTTATAATGGTATAAAGGGTAGTGATATTGATGTAGAGCTTAATGATAAGATGCGAGCTTTATATGACAAAATGTTAAAAGCAGAAGAAGAAGTAAAACTTCCTCCTAAAACAAAAGTGCAAAAAGCTATAGATAAAACAGTCGAGGGTAAAATATCTCCTGCGAAAAAAGTAACTATAAGTGAAAAAGCTGGGTTAAAAAAGCAAATAAAAGATTTTGCTCGCGGTATGCGTGAAGCAGCAAAAGATCAAAGGGCTGTTGCAAAGGGTGCTACTGAATTATTAAAAGAGCTGCAAAACAAAGGTCAGATTACGTTGCGTCAAGCAAAAGCTTTATCAAAAGCAGCAGCAAAATTAAACTTTGGTTCTGCTAAAAGTGTAGAAGAGTTTGCTAAACGTGTGGAAAAAACCATACAAGATGTAAATCACAGTACAAAACTTGACGAGGCTGTGTCTTTGCGTAGTAAGATGAAACCTTTAAAAAACAGCTTGGCTTCAGATGTTGCTCGTCTAAAAGAGTTTAAAAAAATCAACCCTAAGTTGGTAGATGACATTGACGCATATTTAGCAAAAGCTAAAGAGATAAACTCTGCTCTAAGAGCACCAAAACGCACAGCAAAAAAAGTATCTCTGCCTACAACCATGAATTATGAAATGGTAGATAAGTATATCAAGGATACTTTAAAGGAGTTGGAAGAAGTTAATAAAGCAATCAGAGAAGAACAGTACCAGTACTTAGAGGGTATGGATTTGTCTGTTGCTGAGATGGACGAAATTATTTCTCTTTTAGAAGAGGGCAAAGATACCAAGTTATCACCGGAAAGAAAAAAGGAAATAGACGAGAGGTTAAATTCCTTGTATACTTTTTACAAAGACTTTTTAAGCGAAAAACTTGATGACGAATCTTTGTCTCCGACAGAAAAGAAGATTGTCAACTATTTAAAAGATGCGACATTGGAGAATTTACCTTTTACAGAGAAAGTAAAAGCTATCAAAGTAGCAGAAAACATTCTCCAAAACAACGACTTTTCCGCAGCACAGCAAGTTGTGAACCAAATTGAAGCACAACAAGTAGTAAAAGAGTTTACTAGGGATAAGAAGTTGAGATTAAAAGATGTCTTAGGTGTTAAAGAGGGATATCTGGAAAATATTGCATCACTAACACAAGCTTTTAAGTATCTGTTAAAAGGAGAGCGTACTGCTGATAAATACGCTGTGAGAACAGGTATTACAGAGTTTGACATGGGTGTTGTACGAGCCAAAAGAAGAATGAACAAGCTCGTTGAAGACTACAATAAGATGGTATCTAAGATGGTTGGATATGGTACAACTGAGAACATTGTTAAAAGAAGAGTCTTTAGTTACATGAGTCGTAACGACGGCACTAACAGCACAGAAATTGCAGAAGAGTTTAAGCGCAGAAAAGATATTTTAGAAGAACAACTAAAGTATCTAAAAGCAACAGAAGGCAAATATGCGGAAGAGCTTGAAAAAGCATTGAAGGATATTGGTGTAGCCGAAGCTACTGTTCCAAGTGATTTAAAATTAGATCCTCAAAATAAACAGATAGTAGACTTTTTTGTAAACAATTTCGAAGACATCTATGGGGAACACGCTGACGTAGCACTTAGTGTTTTCAACAAGGTTTTACCACAAGATGTACAATATCTCCCAGACATTTTTCAAGCTGTAGATCAAACAGGTATTGATTTACAATTAAACGAGTCTGCTTACTTTGAAGATGCTCTTGATACCAAAGAGAGTTCAATGCTGAAAGATGTAACCAAATCAAAAGGTTTACCAAAAAATAACTCTGGTGAGGTTTCAAGAATATTAAATCTTGACTTTGACTCCTCTATGTTTAGAAAACTGGAAGATGCTCTGCTTGAGATTGAAACCGCAGCTGCTGTCGACAAGATGAGTCGTGTGTACAACACAAATAATTTGTCAAAAACTTTTGACGCTCCAGCTACAGCTGTTATGAAATCAAAGGTTTCAAACTATGTAAACAGCGTAAGGGGTCGTGGAGTCAACGCACAAACATCTAAATTTGAAAAGACGGTAAACAAAACAGTAGATTTTGTATCCAACTTTGTGGCAACAAAACTTTTAGGTAAGTTGACACAACCCATTCTACAAACTATACCTGTATATGTCAGGTCGGCTATAAAAATGAACGCTGCTGGTATACGAGCTATGAGCATGGCTTATACCGGAAAAAGTCCTGAGTTGTTAAAATTAGCCCAAGAATATGGTACTGTTTCTTTACGAGGTAAACAATCTGTTGTCGACATCGACAGTTTGAAATCTAAAGTTAAAGTTAGCAATCAGTTGAGCGAAACAATAGCTAAAAATTTAGGTATAAAAAATGCACTAAGGTTTGAAAAGTCTAGAGATTTTTTATCAAATGTTTACGAGAAACCATTAGAAATCCTATTAGAAAACCCAGATCGTAGAATTGCACAATCTTCTTGGGCTGGGTATTATGTGGACTACATGTATAAAAACAACATTGAGTTTGATTTGCAAAACGAATTAGAAAATCCAAATCTTGACGCAGTACAATATGCTAATTCTAGGGTTTCAGAAACTCAAAACGAATCTGTTAAGGAGAAGATGGGTGATTTGTTTACTTCCAAAAATTCACTTATAAAGATTTTACGAAATGTGATATTTCCGTTTGCAAACTTTCAGCAAAACCTCCGCACAGACATGTACAACAACCTCAGCATTTTAAAATCTCCAGCATCTTCTGTTGAGGATAAAAGAAATGCACTTAGAAGTTTAAGTGCGGGTATAGCTGAAACAGCAACATTTAACGCGCTTGCAATCTACATGAGAGCTTTGACAGCGTTAACAATTGGTTCTTTGTTGGGGCTGTACGGAGACGAAGAAGAGGAAGAAGTTGAGATAGTTTTAGGTATCCCGATGACTAAAAAAGAAAGGAGGAACTTTTACACAAATATTGTATCAGACTACAGCTTGGTTCCGTTTTCTGACAAGTTAGCCTTACTTGGTGTGGAGAGAGCTAACAAATACATCAAAGAAAGTGTCAATGGTGAAACTTATGATAAATATAAAGATGCATTTGTATACTCGCCAGAAAGCTATTCTGAGTTTTTCTTAAATGGTGGTGGTAAGTTCGGAAGTGCTTTTGACTTAGTAAAGGACACTGAGTTGAAGCTAGACATGGCAACAGACGGCTCATTTACAAAGTCAACAGTTTTTGGTGATGCTGATTATCCTGTTTCCCCAACAAGGGACGATATAGACTTAATGATAGCTCTTCAAGCAATGTATTTATTTTTACCGCTACCAAGAGAGGTAAAATCAGCTTCAGATGAAATAAGAAAAGATATAGAGACTGAGGCTAAATTGATTAAAGAAGTAGAAAAGAAAAAATACAAAAACACACAATAGCAAATATCGACTTTTGTAAAAAGATAAGACAATGGCTCAATTCACATTAACAGCAACAGATACCGTTCCGCGATCATCCTCTGTGACCGGCACTGTAACATCATACGCTAACAGTAAAACAATTACCGGTTCGGGAACTTCATTCTTAACAGAAGTTATGGGTGGTAACTGGTTATACGATACAAGTGGTAATCAGATTAAACAAGTTGATTACGTTGTTTCAGACACTGAGTTGGTGCTAAAGTCTGCTTTTGCTACACCACTTTCGGGAGCTACAGTAAAGTTGACAAGAGGTGATATGAGACAAATATCAATTGCTGCTAGTGGTGGTGATATCACAATAGTTGATGGGCAAGACAATACTTCCACAATAAAAGATAACAGCTCATTGACTCCAGAAATGGATATAAAGAGAAAGGTTGATCCTATAATTGTACAAGCAACTTCTGCTGCTTCTGCATTCTGTTCAACTACTCCTTAAGTTTATTGTGATGAGTTTCTGGAAGATATTTGAAAATAGGAACAGGTACAACGAGAAGAATATCGTAGGATTTCTTTCGTTTGCAGTTATGACCATTTTTGCCACAACAGATATTGTAACAGGCATAATGGGCAAAGAATTAGTTATAAATGACATCATTTTTAACTCATTTGTGTACATCACACTTGGTGCATTTGGTATTGCTGAGATAGGTAAAATTTTTGGAAAGGATAAAAAAGAAGAGGAATGAATCTTTCAGACAACTTGACACTTGAGGAGTTTATAAGATCTAACACCGCTAAAAGAAGGGGTATAGATAACTCACCAACACCTGAGCATTTAGAGTCAGCTAAGAAATTAGCTAAAAACATATTCCAACCAATCCGAGAAAATTTTGGTAAGCCTATCTTTATCAGTTCTGGCTACAGAAGTGCTGCTCTTAATAAAGCCATTGGTGGAAGTCCAACATCACAGCACAGCAAAGGTGAGGCTATAGACATCGATCAAGACGGACATGGTAGTCCAAACAACACGGAGATATTTTACTGGATCAAAGACAATTTAGAGTTTGACCAGCTAATATGGGAGTTTGGGGACGATAAAAAACCTGACTGGGTTCATGTATCATTTAAACCAAATGGTGCTCAGAGAAAGGAGATATTGAGGGCTAGAAGGGATTCAAACGGCAAAACATACTACGAAAAGTGGAAGGAAATATGAAGATGCCTGTTTCGTATAAAGATTTTGCAAAAGATCCGGTAAAGGCTTTGTTGTTTATCACACTGTCAGCGATCTGTTATTTGTATATAGACAACAAGATGAACTATCAAGGTCAAGTTGAAGATTGTTATGATAGAACAAAAATATTGGAGGAGAAGGTGGAAAAGTTAACGTATAGAGTTAGCAAGTCTGATTCAGCGTTAAATGTTGCGGTAACTAAGTTAAAGGTGTTATCTAAACTTAACAAAATTGAAGACATATGAGATCGCTCAATTTTTTCATAACATTTTCTTTAGTACATGTTACCACTAGTTGTGGTGTATCTGAGGGTCAGGTTTTTAGAAAAGAAGAGTTTGTTGATTTACAAACAGATTCTTTTTCAAATATGTTGAAGTTTGTAGAAGAAATAGATTCATCACATTTAGTAGAAAACTTTACACATAACTTTACCACACTGAAGGAAGAAAATGAAAAACTTGAAACCGAACTCGTTGAAACCAAACATGAACTTGAAGTTGTTGAGCAAAAACTTGAAGTGGCAGAAAAACTTATTGAGGTTTATGTTCCTGCTGACACTGTTTCTTCCGACTTTAAGTTACTCCCAATATCCAAAACAAACAGTAATTAATGGAGATACGGTTGTCATCATGCTTAGATCTCAAGCAGATGAAATGAACCAGACATTCCTTAATCAAAACTCCCAAATAGACTCATTACGTTCAAATATTGATACAATAGAGTCACTTTATGTTGTAGAAAAGATACAAACATTCAATGATAGCTTGTTGATAGTTAATTACAAGTCTCAAGAAAAACATTACGAAAGTGAGGATGGACAACTGACAGTAAATGTGATAATATCAGTGTTAATGCTGTTAGGTTTTATAGCGATTCAAATGATAGATTAAAATGAAAAAAGTAATTATACTTGGTTTACTTGCTTTGATGTCCTGTACCATGGAAAAAAGAATGGACAGAAAGATAAGGAGAGCAGAAAGAAAAATTGAAAATTTAACGATTAAATATCCACAGTTACTACAAAAAGATACACTATATGACACGTTTAATATCGTCACTCCTACAGTTAAGTATGACACGTCGTTTATTGATAAAGCTGGAGATACAACGTATATCTATAAAGACAAGCTTAGAATCAAGTATGTTAGGACAGGTGATACTACGTACATTGAAGGGGAGTGCAAGGGTGACACGATTATACAAACAGTGGAAATCCCTATTGAAAGAATCGTAGTCCGTAAACAAACTTTTGAAGAAAGGTTTGGACGCTTCTTTAAGTTTAGTTGGATCCTTGTTGTAATAGTTTTACTACTTTACTTAGCTGTCAGAGGTATCTTTAGACTTATGAAGCCTTTTTAACAGAGTACATAGTGATTATCTTCTAGACAAGTTATCATAAAATCCAAGCTTTCTCAATATTTTTTCAGACTGTTTGTACTTGGGATGGTTGTCTACCTTTATGCCATAACCAATATTGTTTGCAACAAACTTGGTTTGCCATTCTGTTACTAGTTCAATTCTACGACGGCAACTTATCCACCAAATCTTCAGGTTTATTTTCTTCTGACACTTCGGACATTTCATAATTCTCTAAGATTATTTTTTTGATTTCTTGTCTACGTTCCTCAAAGTGATTTAACAAATCAACAGTGTGGTTCTTCATTTCCTCAGTTGGTTGGTTTGCAAATTGTCTAGCCAACTGTTTAGTTATTAAAGATATATGGTACACAATATACTTGTCTGTGAATATTACACTCTCAGCATACTCTTTACATACATAATCTATAACAGACACAAAGATAGCAAAAATATTTCTTCGTTCTTGATATGTTTCTCCCGGAGCCATATCTACAGCATGGGTCTGAAACTTGTCCAACAAACTATCGTAAAACACATTGTCCGCAATATTCATCTTGTCGAACTCGCTATAAAACTTGTTATAACTTCTTATCGCTGTGTTGATGACTTTTCTATCTCTGTGTTTAGCGTCATAAACGTGGGAGTAAAACATCTCTCTAACAGTCGATACAAGTGCAGAAATTGCTATTCTAGTTGCTGAACTCTCAGCGATTATTTCTTGGTTTTTCATTTATCAAAGTTATTATGAGTTCGTAGAAGTCTTCTTTTGTCATGCTGACAATTTCACCCACGCGAGGTTTTTTCCAGAACACTGTGTTGATCAAATCATCATCCGGCATCTCTGAGAGAATTTGAAACAGATTAGGATTGTTTGTATAACGCTTGGCTTGAATGTGGAAACCATACTTCTGTGTACCAAAAATATCCACCTTTTCGTCATCCAACTGTCTAGACGAATATCTGCTTGTAGAAATACCTTCGTCACCCAAAAGTTCACGAAGCTCTTTAGCTAAATCTCTTTCGTATTGATGCCCAGCTCTGCGAGCATTAATCGTTTTGGAACCTGTCTTTTTCTTCATAGATTTCTTTTGTTGTGTCTTGAATCCTGTGCGAATACAGTCTGTTTAAAATCTCATACCTTTCCTCAACGTCTGGGTGCTGAGATTTAAAAGATGCTTTTTGATCATGTAGATGTGAGAAACAAGCAAAAAGCAATCGTCTCTTTGCTTGCTCATAAGTTTCACTTACAACACAGCTATAGTAATACTTTGTTTCGGTTAGAACGCGAAAATAAAAATCAGTCTTTTTTGAATTTCTCATAAATAAATCCTTCTCTTACTGCGTATACAAACATATCGTTTATTGTGTAAATATCCAAATCTTTTACCCACTGTTGGTCTAACATTTCAGACAATGAGCGGTTCAAGTCTTTTGGATACTTTAAAAGCTTGTGATGCAGACCTTTAACTTTCTTATCGTTTTTCACTCTCTTGCGGTAATTGTTTTCCCATCTCAGTTTTATTTTCACTCCGGTTCTGCGACCAACTTTCTTGGTGGTTTTGATCTCCACCTTTTCCACTTCGGTCTTTTTGTTTTTGAACCCCGAAAAGTATTCGTTCGAACTCATCACACCAACTATTAAGTATTGCCATTATAATCTCTGTGTTCACAGTTTTTAGCGGAACAAAGCCTTACACAGAAAAAGCTACTGGGTGTCTTCTTGACAAACTCTGCGTTCTCCAATGCTTTTTTTATCTGAGGTATTGTAAGTTGTACCCATTCAACAGCATCGTCTATGTAAAACTGATTCCTGTTTACTGTTTCTATTTTTAATTTGTTTTTGTATTGTGGAATCTTGAAACCTTTAGTTACAATACCGTCCACTTGCTCTTTGGCGTAAAGATACAAATTCTGCTGTCTTGCGTACTTCTCTTCGTCCCATGAGCTTTTCCAATCATAATGCCACTCTCCTGCATCTAAATCGATATAACCTTGAAACATATATCCCGCAATATCCCACTCAATTAAACGCTCAACAGCAGTAACATCCTCAAATATTTGAAAGTAATTTAACGAGTCTAATAGTTTATCGTATGTAGATTGAGCATATCTGTCTGTGTACGGATTTACTTCAAACCTCCTATTAAGTTTGATATCAAGGGTGGCTATAATTGTTTTCATATCAAGCCTTCCACCATTTAACCAGAAGTTATAGAAGTCTTCCATTATCTTATGGTAGGCTGATCCTGTGTACGCATAAAAGTTACCTGATCTATGACCAAGTATATAAGTCTCATACCAACTATATGGGCAAGAAACAAATGATGAAATTCTAGAGTAAGACCAAGTCATATCTTCCCATTGTTCTTCCAAGAACTGGTCGCATAAATTTTTATCTATCATAATTCAAAATAAAAAATTAAAAAAGCCACCTCTCTTTTCAAGTCGTCCAGTGTGCCGTTGTTATATATAGCAACATCCGTATACTCAAATATAGTATCGTCTATGCTAGACTCATCTTCGTATGGTTTTCTTTCATCGTATACAGCCACAATATAATCAAATACACCCTGTTCAACACAAGATTCAATCTCCCTTGCTGATCTCATGCCAACATAGATGTCGTTAGTCTTCATTATCTCTTTTGCAAGTCTAGCTGGATCCTCTGAGTTGTACTCGCATATCATGTTGTACCATTCCTCCCGGTGATTCATTCTGTCTTCGTAACACTCCTCAAATGATTTGTATCCATACTTGTCTTTAAGAGCATCGTAGATAAAGATTTCAGCAGCAGCTTGTGAGCTAGACTTAAATGTATATCCATACATCTCATTAAGTATACCTGCTACAGTATCCTTACCGTGCCTAGCGTGACCGATGATTAATAGCTTGGGCTTTTTATTACTACTTTTCATTCTATTTATTTTTGAGCCAAGTGGGGGACTCGAACCCCCATCCCGCTGTCAACACAGCGACTTTACCAATTACAGCTAACTTGGCAACTACCCCCGACTTTCGCTTGGGGATTAGTGTAAGCTCTTATACCAGACTTACACAGCGGGAAGGGATCATCTAGCTAGGGCTGCCCTTCGTGTCATCTCTCTGCATGATTAGATCAGAGGCTAAGATACTCTCCTGTTTACTTTAGAATTTCACGCCACTTCTTACTTATCTTTGTTGGGTCATTAACATACTCCGATAAAACAGCTATCATTTCATCGTTGTCCTCAAAAGCTATTGATTTACAACCAACTCTTACAATACAACCTCTTGATAAGAAATTTATTCTTACGTCGTAATCTTCTAACCTAGTTTCAATACTAGCTTGATTTATGACTTTTGGTTCTAGTTCTCTTCCTTCCATTTTTATTTAGTTTTTAATTGTTTACTTTAATCCTCTTACGATAGCTGTTTCTGATCCGAACACATTGTTCTCACCATACTTACTTTTACCTTGACGAGCATATTCTAGATCAACCTCAAGTTGCTTCAACTGTAAAATCTCAGGTGTAGATAATAGCTTTTTGGTTTTAGCGTCTAGCACACCGGCATCATAGTTACCCTGTGCTTCAGCAACCTTAGCTTTTGCTAACGCAACCTGCTCTGCTTCTTTCTTTTCAGCAAGCTCGTTACGACCTAACTGTACTGCTGTTTCTTCTGCAAGTTTAGCAACTGAAGCCGGGATATCAACATCGGTCATTTGTAATCGTCTAAACTCTACATAGAACTCAGGTAACTCTTGTGCTATAATCTCTGATAAAATCTGCTCTGCTTCTGTCCTCTTATTAATATTTAAGTCTACAGCAGAATATCTAGGAACCACTTCTTTACCAGCGCTCTTTAATGTCTTGATGATCTTAGTTTCGACATCTGTAATCTGTGTGTGAAGCAAGTTAACCTTATCTGGGTTCAAACGGTAATCAAGAGCAAGCTCAACAGTTGTTGACATATTGTTCTTGTCGTTGAACTCAAAGGTTTGGGTCAATGTCTTTTCGCGGACATCATACTCAACCATGTCATCCCACACCCAGTGAAGACCAACATTCATACCTTCTGGATACACTGTGGTTAAATTAGTTTGACCACCCCACGACACCTCGACACCTTTGTGTCCAGAATCAACCGTAGTACAACTTGTAATTAACAAAGCAGCTACAACTGCGTACATCACCTTTTTCATAATTAATTGAATTTATTGTTTTTAGATTGAATAAGATACACTATCAATAAGGGTAAGCCTACTGGAAACAAAGCTCCAAGCATTAAAGAAATGAACCCAAGCCAAAGAGCATTATCAATATAATCTGATCTATCATATCTTTTTCTTGGATTAAGTTTTAAATCTTTGTTTAACCTATCAAGTAGTAAGTAAAATGAAATCGTTGCGGATACTACCGCTAATAAAAAGTAAATCATCTTCGTTTGGTTTTTCTTGTTCGCTTAATAAATACATAGGTAAGCCAAAAGACATACACTACTGCTGATATTGCTAAAAGTCCTAATGCTCCTTTCATAATTCAGTGTTATCTACGTTTAAGACTCTTTCGATGTTTAAGATCAACCTCTTGTTTTCAAGATACACCTGCTCTAGCTCGTTCTTTTCTAGCTCTGCCTTAGTAATAATTTCCTCTTGAACTTCCATGTCTTTCATCACGTCATGGTTAATTTTACTGAGGTCTGCTACTGTTTTTCTGAATATGCTTGTCGCGTTTTCAGATGCCTTTCTACGAGAAGCTGCTCCCGTAGATTGTAGTAGGGAATTTAATGGATTCATGTTTATTTGATATTATGGATTACTGTTCCTACTAGCCCCTCTTCACCTTTGAAAACAAAGCCTTCCGCACCCTTAATTGCTCCGGTGTATGCTTTGGATGCGTGCCAAGCGTCTGGAGATGATGGAGAGGTGACATACATCACATTCACTCCACGATAATCCTTACTTTGTTGTGTAAGGAACTTCTGTGTATGATGAAGGTGTCCAAGTATCCAATAGCGATACGTTGTCATACCCCACTCTCTTGGTCTTTCGCTACTCATTATCAGCGGAAGATCTTGTGGTTTTTCGTTATGTCCATGGGCAAGTCCAATTAACACATCACCCCACTTGTAGTACTTCCTCGCTGGTGGGTCATTGTCCACAAATACACCCGGATGAGAGTTGAACACAGCAGATAGAGTCTCGCCTAAATAGAATACCCTCTCGTGATCGTGATTAGAGTAAACCATAACCACATCCACCGGAGCCACTTTTGATAGTCTTATGACAGCCTCTGTGATAAGCTGAACGCCTACACGGAATAACTTCTGCCATCTGAGGTCATCCATCTGTGGTGTACCCTTGGTAGTCTGCGGGAATGGAAATGCTCTATCGCTGTTGTAGATATCATTACCAACCGGAAACAGAATCCTCTCTACCTTGTAGGAGGAAGCTTTAAATATCATATCCTCTAAAGCAAACCTAAACCTGTTCATGGCTATCTTGTAGTCATAGTCCTCACCGGTTTCTAATCCCCAAGCAAGCTTACCTATATGAAGGTCAAAGATACATGGTACAAATAGGTTATTGGAGTGCTGCTCCATTGGCATATTGCCCCAAGTGCTACCGTCAATAGAACGTACAGCATCCTGTACAGCCTCGATGTAATCCTCTTTAATTGCATCTAAGGATAAGGTGGCATTTCTAACGAAGACTGAAGCTCCTTTTGTTTTAATCCAAGCGTGTTGCCAGTTCTTGGCTTCCATGCCGGACTCCTCTAAGGTTTCTTCAACAACACTATCTCTGAGATTTAACTTACCTATTCTGTAGCGGATAGCTCTAGGTTCAAAGGTTTCTCCGTATTGATCTGAGAGGATCTTGGCTATGTTATAAGAACCGTTGCCGGAATGATATAACTTTTTGATCTCCTCATCGTACTTTTTGTATTTTGGCATATTGTTGTTTTAAAAGTGCGGGAGGGTAACCAATCAAACCTCCCGCACATAATGATTAATCTGAAACGCAAAACTAACTCTTTCTGTTAAATTCACAAAATTTTTTATGAATTTTCTTCAGTAACTCTTTATACTCATTGATGTCACCATAAGAGGTGTGACACTCTCTGCATACAGCCATAAGGTTTTCAATGTGATCTGCTGATTTAGATCCACCCATACCTCTGGCTTCAATGTGGTGTATGTCAACAGCCCTTCTACTGCAAATTTCACATGGGATAAAGTCTTCTATTCCATAGTCAAAATGAGCCATGTAAATCTTAGTGTGCTTTTTCACACATCTTAGGTTTTAAGATATTCACCGGGGACTTACCAATCTTAGCCATATAAACATCGTAAGCAACAGCTGCTTCTCTTTCTGTCTCACACTCTTTTTCCCAGTAGGTGTAATTTCTATTTGATCTCGCTATCCAAATTTCTTTGTTGTTTCTATAAACTGACGCTACTCCTTTATATAATTCACTCTTCTTCAAATACTTTCTGTTATCTCTGTGCATCTCTTTCTGATTTCAAATAAGATAGGATTGATTGTAATGCTGTAATTCTAATCTGTAGTGCTTGTTTCAAGCTTGCAGTGTAATCTCTATCAAAAGCTTCTCCGCTAAGAAGTGATTCAACGTGTGATGATGTGTCACTCTTTTTCACAACACCATCATCGTGCAGCAACTTTCTACAAACATCAAAATGTTGTTTAGCTTTTGCTGCATGAAGCGCAGCGTTAGACATGAGAGCTGAAAGCTCTTCTATCTTTTCAATTACATTGTAGGGAGAATACACATCTACTTTCTCCTCTATAGCTTGAGATATTTGCTCTGTCAAAATAATTTTAATTGTGAGGGTTTGACAACTTCTATGATTTTATAAACCTCTGAAATGTAATACTGATAATCAATATCATAATCAGAGAGTTCGACAAAGTTATTAAATAATCTCACAGGTTGTTGTGCGCAAATACTTGTTTTTTCTAAGGTTGTTTTTTTCACCTTAAACATATAGTCGCCCTTGTTAGAAGCGTAATATCTGTTTATTCTTTGTGGTAGTTTATGCTCTCCTAACAGAACATAAAATTGACTACCAACTTTTTGACTCATGCAGAAATTGTAAATGTTTTTATGATTTCTGATTGTATCTTCCGGGGCAACACTGTTTGCAAAATACTCATAGAGTGCTATTTTGATAATTGGTTTATCGTAACCTTTACCCAACACTAACGATCTTGTCCAATCACCTTTCTCTTTAACAGAGCCAGCAAACTGACCATTTTCGTTACACACAAAAGCATAGTAGCAGTTAACATCGCGTCTGATAATCTTATTGTAATAAGCATACTCTAACTGCATAAGGGTGTCTCTTTGCCACTGGTTGCAAACTTCATAATACTTCTCCAAATTATTCTTCTTCACCCTTGCTGTAACACCGTCTGTGTTTGCGCTAATAACTTCAAATCCATTGAGCACAAGTCTCTCACACAACATTGTCAGTAAGAGTTGACCTGAAACAGTAATGGTAAAGAAAACTTTTTCATCTCTCACCCATGCATACTGGTTTCTTAAGTTACCAAAAGTGCCGTTGAGAGCAAGCTTAAATGTTTCACTCTTGAGTTTATCTCCAGCTTTTTTTGCAACAATTCTTTCGTCATATATTTTTCGGTACACTTCCACAAAAGCGGAACCTAAATGAGCAGGGTGAAGATCGTATTCAATAACTATTCGTGGATAAAAAGAAGTTACATCCGCATCAATGAAAAGTTCGTCATCGTCTGTTGTTAAAACTCCCGGTGCATCTTCTGTATGTAAACCACCAACACCATAACTGTAAAGTTTATCATGAAACTTTACCTTATTTGAAACAGAGGTGTCAGATTTACTTTTATAAAACTCAAGAAGGTCTTGAAATTCTTTAGATTTAAAAGAAACTGTATCTACGATACACTCTTCAAGTCTTAGTTCAGAATAGTCTTTAGGAGATCTATCTTTTATGGATTTTTCTGAAGACCCTGTTAGTCCAGAATACATTCTTAATAGAACAGCCAACCCTGTAGACACACCATCTCTACTCATCACATCGATACCATAAGATTTTTCAATCTCAACTCTTAGGTTTAATGATTCTGCAACAGTCTTTGCTAAATGTTTGGTGAACTCAACGTCGTTGTAACAATAACTAATCACCTCATCAAAGTTCTCCACCGGAATATTTTCATGTGGGGAAAACGGTAAGTCTTGAACCTTGTGCCACTGAAGAGTGATCATCAAACTCTTAAGAGAAACTCTTAGTTTTTTACTAAAGAGCATCTTTAACAAGTCAACAGTTTTGGGAACAATTGGGTATTTTTTAATGAGTTCCCATTTGTGTAAACCATCGTCCGCACCAATTAAATCACAAGACAGTTCATACAACTCATAACAACCAGCTCCAGAAGCAGCAGCCGACAATATTGGATTATCATATTCAATATTGTTGTACCCCATCAACAGCAAGTCGTTTGATAAAAACTCAGCAAGTAAGAAACTTTCGTCTTTTCTAGCAGAAATCTCAAACCCATAAGACTCATTTTTCCTGTAATTGATAAACAGAACATAGAAGAAGTTTGGTGCAACTTCAATATCAAAAACAAAAACATTCTTCATCGTATTGGTATGTTTAAATCTGTAAACTGTTTAATAGTTCCGTTAAAATCTTTCCCCTTTAATCGGTATAAATCTAAGTCTGATTGTATCCTTTCTAAATGCTGATTTACTGAGGTGTGATCCCAACCTTTACCGTAAAGATTCCCGATATGGCTTCTTGGAATGTTTGTGACTTCACATAGAACCCAAGAGATGATTCTTCTTGCTGTTGTTACTTTTTGCGGAGGTCTTCTGTTATACTTTTGATAGACACTTTTAAGAGGAACGTCAAAGTAATCACAAATCCTTTTTATAGTGTTTTCAATAGCTGCATCTAAAGTATTCTTAGTCTGGGTTCTGATGATGTTGGATAGAACATCTATTGTTTTAAGGTCTTCCTCAACTCGACTAAGTAAAAACTCTACCTCTTGTTTCTTATCTTCTATGGATTCCTTCATTTATGTATAGTTTTAACCAACATAGATTCATATAGTGTTCTGTGCTGAATAGTGGTTTAACCTCTTTTGTTTCTGTGGAGGTCTTTAGTTGATAGGTGTGTCTATGTACTGTTGACTCTGTGGTGTTATAGTAACGTGCCACGTCAGCACTACTCCACCCACGCATTAGTTTTAGTAGGTACTTTGTTCTTTTAGTCAGCATTGTGAAACATTATTTTACGTGAAACATAGACTTAATAGATGTTGTAAAACATTAAAACGATTTTACAACAATGTATAAAAGCAATAGGGCGGTAACACTCTGTCTGAGACTGCTCCATATTAGTTTATACTGTGTTTCGCAGGCGAGGGTGTACCCCAGTTCATGCCCTACTGCTCTTATACTTTGCCGTTAGGCGTAATTGTAACGCTCACAAAACAACTTATAAGCATTATCAATGTTGCCGTTATCTTCCCCAATTTTTTCAGAAAGTTCATCATCTAATTCCACAACTTTCCAAAAATCTAATTCACAACAATCTCTTTCAATTTCTCTATCAAAGTTTGGTATATCTTCTTCTGTCTCTTGGTCAGTATCTAAATATTTTTGGCAAGTTGCTACGTCAGAGTAAACTGCACCATAATCGCTATCACCAACTTCTTCGTGTTGAAAAAATTGACAATTAGAACAACTACGCCTAACAACAGGTATAGTGCATTGCTCTGTTTCGTTCTTTTTGCTATCTGTATTCATAATTCAAAGTTTTTATGTTATTAATTAAGTTTGTGCTGTAAGGTCGCAACGACACCATACCCAAACCGTTACAGACAATACTACGCCAATCCTCCGAATATATGAGCAATCACATCAACAGTCCAACCATTACCTAACATTTTATATCTATCGGTGTTTGAAACGCCTTCCGTATAATTGTCAGGAACAGTTTGTAGCCTTTCACACTCAACAACTGTAAGTTTGTGTATATTTTCGTTTCTATCCTTTGTGAAAGTTGATTTTTGCCCTTTATGCATATTTGAAGTCAAACAACTCGCTTTACCATCAGCATACCATAACTGTTCTAACCTTGTTTTATTACCAAATTTACCTAATAACCACTTTGGGTAATTATTGTGAAAGTTGGGAGTTTCTAAAATATCATAGACAGTTGTTTTGTTTTCTTTCGGTAATTCGTTTATAGGTATGTTTGTCCAATATATTCTTGGTCTATTATGGGCTGAAAAAATGCTTGAATTTATCCTTATTGGTTTAACACCAAGTGCATCTGTAATAATATCTTCCCATTCTTTTTTCATTACCACATTTTCAAGTAAAAAATAAGTTGGTTTTACTTCATTTAAAACTCTTACAAATTCCCAAAACAAACCGCTTTTACCGTCAAACCCTTTTCCATTACCAAAAGAACTAAAAGATTGGCAAGGGCTTCCACCGAAAAGTAAGTCTATTTTTGGTAAATCATCTCCTTTTAATTCCGTAATGCTTCCAACTTGTTTAGTGTTTGGAAAGTTTTTTTGTGTTATGTAAATTGCTTTTTCGTCTATTTCAGAAGCAAAATAGTTATTCACTTTTAACCCTACTTTTCGTAAAGCTAATTGTCCGCAACTCATACCATCAAAAAGAGATAGTACATTAAGCCCGTTATGTTCTTTTTTCATCGTTATTGCTATTTTGAAAGTTTGTACTATTTAATCCTGCCCTAAATAATCCGCAATTAGTTTGCTTTTCTTTCATGATACTTTCCGCACTCACAAACTATTTTACCTTCAATATCCCATAGTTTTTCATCTGGGCAATCGCAAACTAACTGTTCGCTTTGCCCTACAACATCGTGTATGCGTAAGGCTGCGTATCGTTCCATATGCTCAATTACGTTATTGGTTAGAATTGAGTCTTTCAAGCATTCTTCAAGATTATTCCAATCCTCTGGTTTGCAATGTTGATTTAGGTATTCTTCTGCTGTCATTCTATTTAAGTTTTTCGTTAATAAATCGCCCTTCACTTTCATTCTGTCTCCATTTGAGAATCGAACTACAAACCCTTCATGGTTATCTTCAACCATCCCCTTTAACAGAGAGTAATCTGAGATACCATCATACCTTTTAACTACATCACAATTAGCACCCTGTGCAATTACTTCTAACTGTTCGTATGTTGCTTCAGTTCCATCATCAGTTCTAATCGCACCCAGTAAAGTTAAGTTATCTTCCTCGCCATAGTCTACCACAATTCTGTTCCAACTTGCAGTAAACTCAAAAAGGTAGGTCATACCAGTTGAAAAGTTGTGGTTTAATTTACCAAAGAATATCAGAGATGCAACAAATGCTTGTTTTGAAGTGAATGAACCTCTTGATGCTCCAACCCACGCACCATCATACCAAAATACAATGATAAGCGAACCATCCATCTTTTCATAAACCTCAAACTCAGAAGTTGGTGTATGTTTACCCTCCTCTACATTGAAGAATTTTCTAAATGGTCTTGCTACTACATTACCTTTATCATCGGTCACTAAACCTCTGCACTGCAAAGTAACTTCATCCCACAGACCTTGATATTGAACCTTCTCGGTATAGTTCCAAATAGTTAAAGGTAGGGTTGGATGAGTCTGAGAGTATAGCAAACCATCTGATTGGTATTTATGTAGCGTTTCTAAGTTCATCGTAGTTTAATTAGATTTATTCATTTTATTTAGTTTTTAGTAGTCAGGACAGGATTCGAACCTGTATTATTCTAGCTACCAATATCATATAGGGGTACTTTAGTTTTCCCAAGAGATACCAGACCTCCGCCTCCTATACAGCGTCTACCATTCCGCCACCTGACTAAGTTGCTCGTCTTTCCAAGCTGTCACCACTTTGATAGCTCCTCCAATGTTACTCTTCGGTTGTGTTCATAGATGGTTCACTATGAATCGTAGTCAGGACAGGATTCGAACCTGTACGAGCATAGCTCCAATTTTTATGAGATTCGAACTCCAGCTTACCCTTTAAGCGTCTACCAATTCCGCCACCTGACTATTTTATTTAGATATATTTACTAATATCTTCTTTAGCAATTTCAGTTATCGAATCATCCATAATTTCTTTATTAGTATGCCCAATTACTATAACGGAATAATATTTACCATCCAATTCATATACCTGATATGCTGAATCTTTAACCCATTCACCTTCTCCGATGAATTTCGTTTTATCTAAATCTATCATAATTATATTTTTAGTAGTCAGGACAGGACTCGAACCTGTAATGTGGTGATACCAGCTTATATCTTTATCCACGAGAGTATCTCTTGCGTCTACCAATTTCGCCACCTGACTATATTATTTTAGTAGTAATCTCGCCATTTCTTCGCCAAAGTGGCGAGAAATTGTTTTGTTGTGCAATATACGAAGTTCAAACAAAGGTAAAAAGACGCGGTGTTTAGGTGACACAATTCGCACCCCAACTCAAACTCCTTATGAGTCGCTGTGCACCGCTATTCCATAAGTCTTACACATAGGACGCTTACGGTCAGGGGTGCTTCTTGTGTCTAGTATTTAGAATGGCAGATCATCATCCTCTACCTCGTCTAAAACTGTTGCTTTGTTAATCAAAGGAGTTTCATCTTTTGGTACAACAAGTTCTTCTTGAGACTCTTCAGTAGTTTCTGTTCTGTTGAAATACTTTTTGTGGTATTCGGGTAATTCAGCAGCAACTTCTAAAACAGTAGATATGAGGTCTTTTTCTGCGGACATAGTGGTGAACTTAGGCACTCTGAAAGGAATAGGTGCGTCTGTTCTCAACTCTGGGTCAACCTCACACTTAACAACAATTCCGTTTGACACACTCTTGTATGTAACACCGGCTTCAATCCAAGCGTTTAGAGAAGACTTGCTCAACTTAAGATGGATTAACTCTATCGGATTCATCTTCTTGTCCAACATAACAGCGTAGATAGAAGAAGCAAATACACCACCTGCTTTAACCACAACACCTTCAATGTCTTTCCACAAACCTTCAGCAATGATTGTTGACTTTGTGTTGTGTGTTTTAGAACCAAACGTTCTAACATCAAGAGCGTCAGTCTTTGTGTTTCTAACTTCCCTTGACCAAATACCACTCTTGCTCTTGTTGTGATAACCAGTAACAGTAGACAGTATATCTACAGGTACAATGTAAAACGGTGGCTTTAAGATTACGGTTTGTTTTTTCTCTTTATCGTAGTAAGAGAAATAGCTTTTGTTCTCGGCTGCGCTGAACTCGATGAACTTTTTTGCTGGGTTAACCAGCTTTTCGGAATTGTTAAATAAACTCATAATTAATTGTTTAAGTGCAAAGTTAAAATAAAATTAGAAATTGTCAAAAGAAGAATTGTCCCAATTTGGAAGTCTACGCTCAGGTTCACTTCTGCGTAAACCTTTTCTTTCCCAAAACTGTACAACCGGATCCACACCTTCACAGGTATAACCGCAGTAGTTTTTGTTTATTCGCAGTATGACTGGTTCGTCCATGTTGGTGGGTTCACCACCTGTTTCTTTGCTACGAATTTTCTGAACGTGCAGTTCGGTATTGTACTTTCGAGTTGGATCATTAAGTACCCGGTGAACCACGATAAAGCTGTCTGCTTTGTTCGCTTTAATTTGACCCCCACTTACATCTGATTTCCAAGGTGTTCTAATGAATCCATCTTTGTCTTTATTTCTACCGGCAGTAGAGTTGACGTGATCTGCTACCCATACTGTAGAGAAGTTTTCTTTAAACTCTCTAAGCATGTTGGTTGCTTTCAAATTATGTCTGTGTTCGTCTAAGTTATTGGGAATATCCATGGCATTGAATGGTTCTGCAATAAGTAAATCAAACTCCATAACCTCATCGTAAATAACTTCTGCTCGTATTAGAAAATCCTCCCAAGTATACAAGTACTTAGATGAGAATATAACAAATTGTTCGTCAACAAACTTATCTGCTAATTCTTTTTCTTCAGCACTCATCTCAACTAGAGGTATTCCAATATAGAACTCTTTTAGTTTTTTACGAAGTTCACCATCACTGTTTTCAAAGCTGGCGATAGAAACTTTAACTCCGTTAAACATTGCCTCTAATACAGAGAGATACCACAGCACAAACGATTTACCACTGTTATCTAGTCCGCTAAACCAATCCAAGCTGTTATACTTGTACATCCAATGTCTATCGAGTTTAGGGATATTAGAAGACTGTCCCATGGCAATTGTACCATCGATAATACTTTGTTCATACAAATCCATCTCCTCCCTGTCTGCCAAGAAATCAAAGTCACCATTTTCTCTTCTGAGAAACTCTTGTGCTTTTTCAATCTTCTTAGCTTCATGCAGTGGTGCTCTTTTGCCGTACTCTATACCATCAACAATAGTCTTTCTTGCTTGATTGAGATTCTTAACATCTTTCTGTTTAATCTCACCTTCAAGAGTTGCTATAGCATCTTTTTCGTCAATACGTCCAGCAGCAACATAGCCTCCAAGAAGTCTAGCTGCCTTAAGAAGTTGATCATGTTTTTCCCCATCAACAGAACTACGAACCATTGCGATAGCTTTACCCAACAGTTGAACATTTCTTCTGTCTTTTCTTTCAGACCTTTCTTTAGCAACTTCCGCTTCGGTCTTGGTACGAGTCCAAACCTTACTGTCTTGATTGTAGTAAAGGTCTGAATCATAGCTTTCAAAGCACAATCTAGAAATGTTCTTAGATGTGGTATCAAGTTCTGGATAACGCTCAATGAATGCAACATACATGTCTTCATGTTGAGATATGTTAGGTGAACATTTTACCAAAGCCTTTACACCTTTACCACTTGGAGATATCCAAGCAGCAAAGATGTATGGGTCATTTTTCAGTTGGTTCTTTTTAGTAGAAGGATCATCAAGTTTATCCCAATCGAGAACAAAGAGTCCGCTGTGTTCTGTGACGTTAGCGTCTGTTCTTTTTGTATCGGTAATCTTTCCCGCAAAAACAACACATGGTAAATCCTTCTTGTCCACTGTATCAGAACGAACACCCTCAACAGCAGTTTTACTTTTACCGTTTTTAATACGAGCTAAAGCTTGGGTAACATGGATTAATGCCGGAGACTTACTTTTTAAATTTGAATAAATGGTAACTATCATTGTATTGGTTTTAACTCCATGAACCTATCGTCAACAGCAGGGTCAAATAACCACAAGGTATTCTCATACTGTCTTTCGGCTAACTCTTGGTTGTACATAATTACTTTAGATATGGCTCCTGCCTTTTCAAAATGACTTTCGACGTACCTTGCTTCTTCAAGCGTGCTGATTAAGGCGTTACGCTTAACGAGGTGTAGCTCGTATTTAAAAGGGGACATTATCAGCAAAATCGCCATTGAAACAGATGTTACACCGCTTACAATACCAATCACTCTTAAAAAGACAGTAACCATGTTGTATCTATTATTGAACAAAATAACCACCAAACCGCTCAATAATGAAACACTACAGAAAATTAATATCTGTTCCATGATTACAATCCTTTTCTTACGGTTTCGATTAAGTCCTTGTGCTTAGATTTAAACTCGTCTCTGAGTTCTTCGGATTCAAACCAAAAGCCAATGTATCTATTATTACACAAGCCATTTATCTCTATACAAGCGTTACATACATCAGCTTCCTGCTCAATAGCTGCATGGATTTCAATAAGCTGAATAAGTGCAAGTACTGCCTCTGCTCGTTCTTTGGTTGACATTTGGTCTACGTCGTCGTTGTTGTTTGAGTCGTATATCGAATAGCCTTTTCTGAAAAAAAACCAATTTCTATTAGGTATATCCTTCACCGAGTCTACGACCCTTGACTTAGTTTCTACTTGTGCAAGCAATGCCTTTACTTCAGCAAGTTCTTTTTCTGCGTTTTCAATTCGCTTTTGTAATTCTGATTTTTTCATCCCTTCTTAATTTTAATTTGACTTGGTTTAAGGTTAAACTTCTCAGCTATCTCGTCAATAGTTAACTCGACTGGCTGTTCTTGTTCTTCGATTACTGGTTCTGCGTATTTCCATCCACAAGAGCTTGTCTCATATTCTGCTTCCTCAAAAGACTCTGCGTTATACCAAGCAACATATTTGCCATTCTTTTCCATAAAGACAACGCGCTTCGTTCTTTTCTTTTTAACCCCTCCCTCAATATCACTAACCCACATAAGCATCGGGTACTTGTTCTTTACGTTAGCAGGGTGTTTTAGGACTGCGTCGAAGTTTTTATATCGCAAAGCTCTATTCCAAGTTTCATAGCGTTCAACAGTTGAGTCCCAATAAAAGCCACCGCTATCTTTACTTGTGTCTAAATATTTCTCAAAAACACTCGCATCGCGTTTGTTTCCCTGCTCCTCCTGTCTGTCAAGCATGATTTCAACTAACTCGTCAGGGATTTTGTTTAGTTTTCCTTTTGTGTACTTTTTCATGGCTTCGCTTCTATTTGGTTTGCTACTAAGGTGTAGCGCTCGTTTAACCACTCTTGAATTTCGTTTTTGGTTGCTGGAGTTCCACTAGTTGTTTCGCCATTAGAAATACGAACTAAAAAGTATTTGTCATCGACAACTCTTGCTAGAATGAAAAATGCCCCCATACGATTTTTATACAACCCTCCTATAACGAAAGGTACATCTTGTGTTTCTTCTTGACTTTTTGGTGTCAAGTACCATGTTCCTCTTTTCATATAAATTGATTTTTGATTTATTTTTTACCGGGTTTACTGCACAAATATAAAATAATAATTAATATCCACATCATAAGCTGCTTTATTAGATTCTGAGATTGGTCAAAAAAGCAAGTTACCCCCTTCCCCCAAAGAGAATAACTTACTGTGACCTCTCTGCTCCATTGAGTTCTTCGAATAGGCTGATAGTGGGTAGCAAGTTATAGAAAACCCTTCTCTATCATTTAACACAATCTCAGCTTTACGTCGCTTCTATCGGTTGTTTCTGCATGAGGTGACCGATCTACCTCATAGAATATTTCGACAAAGGTAAAGTTACTTTTTAGAATACCAAACATAATTTAACAATTCTGCTTCAATTTGCTCAGGGTCAACAGATTGTAATTCTTCTTCTGTTTGTATTGGTTGAACTATTTGTATTAACTCTCTTGGATCCATATCTTACGGATTTCGTTTATTTCTTCTTCATTTGGTATTTTACCTTCTCTGTACATGAACAGAAATTTATTGAAGTCATATCTGTTAGGATGAAGTCTAGCCCAGACCTCTGTTGCAAATTCTTTTTTGTTGAGGTGTGGATGTTTCTCTTGAAGTTCTTTGATAATTGTGTATGTCATAATAAAAGGATAAAAACTTGGACAGAGTGAAACACCCTGCCCAAGAAACCATAAAACAAAATTAGATAAACATTACAGTTCTCTCTTCAACGAATCGCATGATATCATCGAAGGCAATGTTGGACATCTTATAACCTGTGCCGGTCATTAGATATTCGTTCTTGCTTTCAACACTCTCAAAGTTCTGTTGATGATTTGTATATCGTGTAACACCATTGAACAATGCCCACAGCGTTTTACCTTCAAGTTCAACCTCAGTTTGAAGACTGTTGGCGAATGCTTGTACTTGATTGAACTTTCGGGTTGAAACATCTTTTTGATTTGATCCAGCGTCAACATTGAAAATCTTTCTGATAACGCTTTCAATCATCTCGTCCTTAAGTTCTATATCAGCCATACGTTTGAAGTTATCCATCAAACCTTGATCGAGTTGCATTGCTCGTCTCATATCAGCCATAGCAGATTGTACACGAGAAGAGGCTGAGACTGTATGTCTGAACTTATCCAAACCTTTAAAGGCTTGGTAGAAGGTGTTGCTACATTTAATCACAGTAGAAGTTGAACCAAAACCTATGGATAAACTACCATCGTGTGAATTGGTAGCAGTAATCCACCGCTTAACGCCACCCATGCCAATGTTCTCATCGGGAAGTGATACTTGTAGAAAGATTTTTCTACCATTAGCAAACAATCCTCCGCGCATAGTCTCTAACTCAAGACCTTGTGCAGCTTGAATGATAGTCTCAGCTAACTCGTAGTTCTGCATAGGTATATATCTATCACCCACAGTACCTAACCACGCGTTAGTATCGCTACGAAACATTCCATAAGAGTTTGTAGGTTTACCATCACCGCTGAATAATTCTTCTTTGGTCACTGTCCAGTTCAACTTACTTGCTTCAAGTAGTTCGAACGCTTTTTCATTTAGATTCATTTTGATTGATTTTAATTGATTACGAATTTAATTTTTATTATAAGAAATAACTTCAATTGTGGTTGAAGGTTTTTCAACACACTGGTTACACAGTACAAGTTCTTCGTGGAAGAAAGGGTATCTGTCTGCTGATCTAGCTTCTATCTTGGATAGTAAAGCTAACACGGATGTTGCTGTATTTAGCATGGTTTATTGTAGATTTTATTGAAACAATAATTGTAGAACTGATAGTTGTCAAAGTTTTTAATCTTAGACATCTCAGTGTAAGGTGTGGTAGCATCGGACTGGGCATCAGTTTTGCTATCGTAGAAAACCAATGCCCCACCCAATGACCGAACAGAGTAGACTCTAAACTGTCCCCTTTCTTCTTCTATGCGTGTTGTCATGTTAACAGTTTACGCTGTAGTAGTATTCCCAATCCTCTGATGAGGAGTCTATGTAGTTACTCATGTTAGTAAGTATTAGCAAGTTGTTTAATTAAAGTTCCCATGCTTCCTACCTGTATGCCGATAGGAAGTCCCATTGATAATGCGTGGTTCAAGTGGTCGTGAGTTTCGATAAGGTATTCGTCGTTACCATCTATTTCGAATATTTCGAATATGCCCGAAGAGAAAATCTCTTTGGCTTTCTCCGTTACATCTAAAAAGATAAAGCGATTACCATCTACATCAGTAGTTACTATCGTTGTTTTCATAACCAATAAGTTGTGTTAGTTTGTTTAAGTTTTCTTTGCTTGCGTATGTAGCAGCCTCAGTTAGTACTGAATTTACCTCTTCCTCGTCTGCTCCATCAAGATGTCCTATCATATCCTCAAACCAATACTGAACATCTTCAAGGTAGTTCATATGCTTACAGGTGGTCTCTATTCGATTACATTCCTTATCACCATCAAAGGATAGCTTTCCTGCGATGTCACTACCTGATTCAGAATAATAGATTTCACCCTTTAAGTTGTAAACCTTACAAATCTCTTCTGTAAGTTTTATCAGCGGTGACCACGCGGAATCCCCTGATATGGTTAGTGTATCAGATTCCAATTCGATGTCAAATAGAAACCATCTACTGCCGTAGTAGTACCCATCTTTACGCTCGTCCTCTTCCCATTTGTAGTCGAAGTCATCTCTGATTCCAAGAACGTAGTCACCCCAACCATTGAGGTAATTAAATTGGTCATAGGTTTCAAGTCTTTCAACTACCTTGGTTAATACATCAGCACTACCTTGTAATGTGATGTGATTATAACAATTGTTTGCCATGATTAATTGGTTTTAATTGGTTTTATTCTACAATTTCATCTTCATAAAACCTAACATCTGTTATTTGGGTTTTATTCTTAAATACTTCTACGGCGGTTTCTCTCACTTTAACGAAGAATTCATTTCCAAATTCATCAGTAAAATTAATATCTCTGTTTGCCATGATTTATTTGTTTAATTCGTATTCATTTATCAAATCTTCTAAATCCCACTCACTTAGTTCTTTAAAGAATTGTAAGTTATACGCGTCCCCACTGAGATAAGTGGAACCACCTTGTCCATCGTTCCAAATTGTAACAAGTGGGTTGTTAGTTTTACATTCATACCCCAAACCTCTGCGAGTTTCAAAGTATCTTACTGATGTCACTTTTAGTTCCATAATTTATTAGTTTAAATGGTTTGAGCGGAGCGAGGGAGGCAACTCCCCCGACCTCGGCTTTCACGAGGTAGTCCCTAGCACCTAGATTAAGGTTATGCAGTAGATAACGTAAGTAACAAAGCACACAAGTGCTGTGTAAGGAAATGCAACTTCACCAAGGAAGTCAACTAATTTGATTAAGTTTTTCATTCGATTTGGTTTTATTGTGAAACATTTTATTTCGTGAAACATGGACTTAATAGATGTTAGCAACAATTAGTAGTAGCTATCATTAAAGTATTCCACATTTACAATCATTGCTTCGTTATCACCGCAAATAGCTTCTACTTTAACATCTTTGTAATCACACACAAAGTTATCACCGTGTTTTTTTTCTACCATCTGCTTTGCTTCTTCTTCGCTATTTGCTACAACCACTACACTACATACAAGACTACTTGCAAACATAGTGTCGGGTTGATCATCAGAGTATATTCTATAAATTGTCATAATAAAAATGATTCGTATACCAGTTCATAGAACAATTCTGGGTTGTTCTGTTCCCACTTTTCACATTCCTCCGCAGTCAACTCTCTGCCATCTTCAGTAGCTGATTCAAGGAATGCATTACAAAACTCAGGATAGTCAGGTTTACCGTTCCATCCTATTTTGATATTGCTCAACTTCTGTCTATTCATAATTCTTGATTATTAATCCATTCTTTTACTTCGTCTTCAATGTGATACTTGATGCTGTCGTATAGTGCATTCCACTTACCTTCACCTTCAAGTTCATATGCTGCATCTATTGCCTCCGTGTCGGTTGTTACCGCGCTGAATGTTTTGTAGTCATTGTTGAAATTTAACTCAACACTAACTTTGTGATGCCCATAGCTTACTTGTCGGCTACTGGCATACCAAACAGATACTTGTTTCATGATTATTGATTTTTAAATTGTGTTATAATGATTTAGCGTTTAAGATTTCGTTGATGTTATCTCGCATATAATTCAGCAAAATATCGTACTCTTCGTCCTCTATATCGTAGTCAAGTTCTAAGTGTGACACATGCTTAAACTTCTCACCAAAGTGTTCTTCTATACTTATAACTACTCTACCTTCGTGATTATCGGTTTCAAAGTAAAACCTACCGTTGAATTTGTAGAAATCTATCTGCATTAGTTTCATTTGATTTGGTTTTATTAGTGAATTACAAGACCTACTTTGTTTGTGTTACTGAACCATTTGGTAGCATACAAATCGTACTTACTCGCGTCCGCATAGTCATTCTGCCTAAGCGATTCTGCGCTGTCAAATATTCTTGAATGCCTATCTACATTGGTGTCAATAAGATGGTCAACAGTAGACCCCTCAGAATAGATGATATCGTAGTTCTCAGGTAGGTCTATCTCTTTGAATAGTGGAATTGATTTCGTATAGCTGTAGAACTTTACGTTAGGATTGCGTCGAGCAATCTCAATCCACTTAGCAATATATGCCCGCGAATAATAGTCGCCACTATCATGCACTCTAAGATAGTCTACACGTTTACGTTTAATCTCAGCACACATCACATCTACAAAATCATCTTGTTTGGTGGCGTTATACCTTGCAACGAATGCAGGTTTAACATTGCCCCAAATGTATGCACCTTTGCGAGCATAACAGATTTTAGCACACGAACCTGCAAAGGGACAAGTACGTCTACCTGTTTCGGGGTCTTCGAATGCGGGTATACCGAAGTTGAATACACGTTTACCGAATTCTTTGGATGTCTTTTTTAGCTTTGAATTTTGCGTTAATAGTTCCATTGGAATTGAATTTGATTAGTTACACCTTTCGCCAATTGGACACCTTACCATTTTTTACGTCAATCCAAAATAATAACGCCATTGGTTTATGCAAGCGGTTCAAACCCTTTGCTTCATCAGCAAAAGCTTGCATTTGTTCTTTTGTAAAAATACCTTTCGGTGTATGGAGATTAAGTTCTGTGTCTACCTTGAAAGATGAGCCAAAAATACTTGTCTGTGCTTTAAACTGTACGTTTTCCATTGGAATTGAATTTTAATTGTTTTTTGTTTGATTTTTAGATTGTGCAATTGGTCGCGAACCATCGGCATCTACATACGTTGCACAATTAAGCGTTTATTGCGTTACTGCATTGCTATTTCACTTCGGAAACACTTAAAACGTTAGCAATAACAGTTCGACGTTAGTCGACATAAATATTTGCGGTATACTGCCCGCATAACAGCCCTTGTCATATGTCTACAGAGACACACTAAACCTTCATAATGAGTTTTAACTACATATAAAAGGAATATATATAGCCCTGCCTTTGGTATCAGTTACCCACTATTAAGCGCATACAGTTTGTCTCATCAGTATGAAGCAGCCCTTGCGACATTACAAGGTATCAAGTTTTATGTCGTGACCAAACCATAGGTTGAAAGCCTATGTAAGTACGTCCACAAAGCGTTACCAATGTTACTAGTACTTTATTTCAGGAAAGTAAGAGAATGAACGACATCTTTGATATTGAGACCTTAGCATTTCGCCCAGTCTCTCAGGCATTGCGCCCTTTTGAATATCGTACCTAAGTAGATGTATTTTTGTCTTAGGTATATTTGAGCCCTATGACGGTTGCGAGCCGCCCAAAGTCGCGCGAATAGGGCTTTTTGCTTACTTTGCAGCCGTCTTTTTGTTTTGGCGTACTGCTTTGCGTTGCTGTATTTCTACCTTGTTGAATTTACGCAGCGTCATAAACCCGTCGTAAATGCTGTAAAAGGGCTTTTTAGGTAGTTTTGCGACGAATTGTTTAAAGGTTGGCGTTTCACTTTTACCTAATATATTAGATAAATGTTCTGACGCCGTTACTACTTTATAAATATTAGATGCCGTTTTGCTTTCTATTTTATATTCGGCATTGGCAAGTCTAACAAAGTCAAAACTTGTCTTTTCTTCTTTGGCTTTTAATGTTTCAATTGTAGTTAATGCCTTGTTAATTACTTTAGATGTTTTCATTTTAAATTAGTTTTTTGTTTTATGGTGCTACAAAGATTGTGTAAAAAAATAATACAGTCCAAATTTATTTTCGCTTTGTGATAAAATAACTTGTAACTCATTGAAAATCAGTGCAATAAATTTCAATGTAGGTACATATAAAAAACGTATGTAGGTAGATAGCTACCTTTTAGATCATTGGATGTAGTGTGTTTATTTCCCCCTTTAACCTATCAATTTAATAGACTATTCAAACAGAAAATAACCCATAAACTCTACCAAGTTAGTAGACTAATAAAAAAGGACGGGAGGATTAATTCAAAAAAAAATAGTTGTTGCAACAATTAATACAACTACAATAGATATTGCTACACTATATGTATAAACATTAGTTGTAGAAACATTATATGTAGATACATTTATTTTTCGAGGGGGGGACGGTCTGAGAAATCGACTTTCCTTTGCGGTGTGGTGGGGGTGCATATGGGGTATAATACCCCCCAAATACCTCTGA